TTACTTCACACAAGTCTTTGTCTTGTAGATCATAAAAGTCTTGTTTGTGTGGATCGTTCACATCTACACAAGTCTTGTGATCAAAGTTATCTTCAAGCCAGGCTTTTAAAGGTTTAAGCCCTCCAAAGTCCACTGCCCAATTTTTGTTGTCTAGTTCATCGCATCCAAATGTAAATTTAAATTGCAAACTGTACCCATGTAGCAAATGACAATGACTGTGATCTGCATTGGGTTGCCGAAACACTGCACTCAGTCCAATGTTGTGTCCATATGTTTTAGTTGAATAGTAGCTCATACTGTTACCTCATTAGAGGGGGCAGAATTTTTATAGTGGGTTGATCCCTGTTTAGTCCACTCAGCATATTTACCATATGCAATTTGTATTGCTTTAGCCTGATAGTATGCATCTTTTAATGCATTGTGTAGATCTTGTTGCATAGTTTTGCGAGGATCACTTGGCAACAAACTCAAAAACGTTCGGCCATCTTTTACCTGCCAAAAGTTCCAAGGGATTGGTGTGGACATTTGACGATACAGTGTTTCCACTATAGTAACATCAAAACCATATCCATGACCCCAAAGTACATCAACACCAACCATCCATTTGGTCATATGGTTTAGAAAGTGCACCAGCCCGACTCTATCTTCTTCTCCAAAGGCTTCTTCTATTATGTGAGGGTCTTGTTTGCCCCACCATTCTATAGTCCCTGGATCTTGTGTCCTGCCAAGTTTTTCCTGCTCTTCTACATTCAATCGAAAATAAAATTCACTGTGAGGTTCTGACATTGTATTTGGATTGAACTTTACACCACCTATAGTTAATATAGTTGCATGTGGATCTGTTGCCAGTGTTTCCAAATCAATCATTGCGTGAATTGCCACTTTACCTCCTAGCTACAAAATTTTCGTATTGCATCCACATTATACAAAAGATTGCAATAGAAATCAAGTTCAAAGTTAATAATCCTAGCCAAAAGTTAAAAGCAAAGAATGCAACAACAGGGTAATCATACCACCTCATCCACGCCTCATCTTTGCTATGTCTTTTGCATCTTTGCTGTCAAACACAGGAACCATATTGCTCTTGTGCATTACCGCGACGCCCAATAATCTTCTCTCGCCTGAGTAAACCTGTCTTTCTTGAGGGGCTGTTGATCCTCCAGGAATAACATCACTAGTAGGGATAGAATTACCCATACTGCGATAATCAGGGATAGCACGAATAGGAACGTTAGCATTTTTCTCCTTGTTAGCAGCTATCTGCTCTGGGTGAGCATTCATTTTACGCAACCACTTGTCGTGTTTTGCATCTGCTTCTAGTTGTCTTTTTGTTTTCTTTTTAGCTTTGCGTTTTTTATAACTGGTGGTGGTCATATAAGGACCAACTAAGTGCATACTCATGATTACCTCTTAGTTTAGCATTTGATAACGAATACGAAATTGCTTTCGTTGTCCAATCCAAGCACTTTCACCTTGAGCACGATTTACGTTGTAAGCAAACTCATGTCCATCAACTCTATATACCAATCTATACTGGTTGACCACTTGCTGAAATTCACTGCGATATTTTGTTTCGCAACGATTTTCTTGTTTATAGCCTACAATAGTTTGTTTGTTTTTCTTTTTGTCAGCGGCAATCATACCGCCAAGAACTGCACCTGCCGCTGCACCATTATCTTTATTAGTAACACCTTTTCCAATAAGTCCACCAATAATCATACCACCTAGTACATCACCTGCACTAGCACCGCCGCCTTGTGCGTTTCCGTAGATAGGAACATCTACAGTATAGCATTCTTGATATGGATGTCTTTTTTGTACCTGTGTAAATATAGGCTCTTTACGTATTAGTTCGCCTGTAGTAGTAAAACTATTATCACCGGCAATAGCAGGATTACATCCTAATAGTCCTAAAATTAATGCACTACCCCATACTATGGCGCAAGTGTGGAAAAGTTTCTCCCAATATGACATCTTCATCTTTTCGGCTCCATACATCGAAAAATTGTTGAGGAGTAAGCGCAACATCATTCCAAGCTATTCTTTCATCTTGATTATTGTAATAATCATCCCAGAAAGGCTTGTATTGTTTTGCTTCTTCGAAAGTCACTTCGAACTCCTATATTGTTATATTTACAATAGCATTGTTATTTACAAAAGTCAACCTTTTTTAGTAAAATAGGCCCAAAAGGGCCTATTTTTTAAAGTATGGTATTTGCGTTTATGCAAATACTTTAGCTCTTGAACCGTTTACATCACGTGCAGTAATACTATATCGTGTTGCACCAGTTGTTGCGACATCAGTCTTAACATTAAGTCCAGCTGATTTCATTTCGCTAATTCTAGCAGGAAGTTGCTGAATGCCAAATCTTGCCTTAGCGTCTTTCGCAGTAAGAGTTTTACCAGTACCTCTTAGATAATTTTCTAAGAAAGTTTTCTGATTAGTTTTAATTGTAGTAAAAGCCATATATGCCTCCATTAAAGTTGTGCTTAGAGTTTATCTCTAAACAATAACCACAGTATACACTATTGTATATGCTTGTCAACCTTTTTTTAATGTAAATCTGGATCTCTGCCAAATCCTTGTCTTACTTGAGGAATATGTTCTACTTCTATATACAAGTCGAGGATTCCTTGGCTCTTCCAATAATCTATTACTACTTTAGCATGATTCTCATCAGGAAGATTGTTTTCAATGTCGTGGCCCTTGCTATTCACAACGTGAAATTTATACACTTTGCCGGGCCATGGCTTATGCTCTTTTAATGGTATTCTCATATATTTCCTATCCAATGTGTTACATCATCGCATGGGTCATCACATGAGTTCAACCAATCTTCTTTCGGATCTTCCATGGTTTGTTATTTATTGCTAAATATTGTTGTTATTATAAACGTACTTAATGGAGAATGTCAATGGGAAAGAAGCGTCAAAGAGCAACATATGTGTCAAAAGGTATTGTAGGAAATCCAGCTAAAAGTCGTAGCAAGAACGATCCTGATTATCCTAGCCGTAGACTTATGAATCAACTAAAAGCACATATCGCAGGAAAACGTGTAATGCTCACTATTCCTAATCCTAATACCAACGAAACTAACAAACCTTTTATTCGTGTACCTAGCACTGAAGTTTGGAAGGGTGGTAGACGTTGACACTAGGGATTTATTTTTACTTGTTGCTTGTTAAACATGCCATAGCAGATCTTTGGCTACAAAGTAGACTCAATCAAACAAAATACGGAGACAAGCAAAAACTCACAAGTCCTAAACTGTGGTTGCATAGTTTGGATCACGCCGCACTAACTGCGGTGATTACACTGTTGTTTGCAGGATTATGGTGGGCAATAGTCATTGCTGTATTAGATTTTGTATTACATTCACTTATTGATTATGTTAAACGTGTGTACACCGTTAGAAAGAATATCACTACTAAACAGAATTTGTTTTGGAAAATACAGGCAATTGACCAACTAGCACACTTTAGTTGTTACTTTATCTATGTTTTAATTATTTTATAGGCTTGCCCATCAATTTTGCTTTGATGCGCTGTGCTTCTGATTCATCGACTTTAGACTCTTTAGATATCTTTGGTCCTTCTCCAAGACTTGCTCGGACGTTAAGACTTTTGAGCCTGAGCTCTTCAACTGTTTTTGCCGTTGCTTGTAACCTAAACTCCACCCCGTGTGAGGGAAGAACTGGTTCCTTGGCACTTTTCGCTTCTCTGATCCGTCGTCGAATATCACGTATTCGCTGCTCCAATCGTTCAACGTCACTCCAGTCCGGGGGTTCTTCGCGTAACCACTTTAACATACTAATATTTATACTGCACTCATGACAACACCTGCAACTGGTGCAGGCGTTGTACTGTAATTACTTGTTTCTTATCCGTCTGTTGTAGTCTTGTCCGCTCTACTACTTTTGTTGTAATTTGGACCCAGCGACAATTTCCCCATTATCGAGTACTCTTAGTAGTTTCATATGGATCATGCCTTCAATTGCACTTTCAATTCCATTTCTTTTACCTTGTGTATAGCCTAGCCAAGTGCAAAATAAACAAATCGCTACTGCTATATAACCTTCGTAACCTACAAACATCGCTGACTCCTGTTTTTGTTGTATACTTATAATATAGTATACTTATGACTCAAAGTCAAGAGCTTAGAAGCTAAAACCTATACTTACTGTTGGTGTTAGATCTTCGTCGTCCATGTTATACACAGCACCTGCATCAAGTGTTGCACCTGACCATGTCCATTCATACCCACCACCAATGTTTTGTAGTGCGTCATCTTGGTCACCATTTACATAACCTGTAATGCCACCATTTGTTAGTACACCTTCATATGCAAACATTTCTGCATCCATATCATAAGTTACTGCACCACCAAGTGTAGCTATGCCCAATCCAAGACCAGCATACTCTGCACCTAGTACAGTGTTTTCGCTGTCCATGTTATAGTCACCTGCTACTGTGATGTCGCCAAGGTTATAGCTACCTTGAATATTGCTAATGTCAGTAATGTCACTGTTCCAATCTGTAAAGCCAAGAGCAACACTCATTGGGCCTGTTCCAATTTGGATTGATTCAGTCATTGCTGGGTTAGCAAGTGTTTGTTCACCTTCTGCTCCAACAAATGCACCATTGTCATTACCAATAGCAACACTCATGTTAGCTACATCTGTGCCTACTGTCCATGTGTCTAAGTTTAGATCTCCGCCTTCAGCCGCTCCAAAACCAAGAGATACACCAGCGGCTGCGATGTCAACATCTACACCCAGTGTACCACCCCAGTCGCCTGAAGCTGTTTCAGCAATGTCTAATGTAACTTCTCCAGTAACCGGAGAAGGTGTTGTAGTATCTTCAGCAAATGCAGACGCACCAAACGTCATAGCACCCGCTGTAAAGACTGCTAGTAAACGATTCATTTTTATTATCCTTGTATAAAAAAAGACAACCTTCGTCTTAGGTTGTCTAGTATATTTAATACTTTACAGTAAAAAATCAACGGTGGTGTAACATTTTTATGGGCTCTGTGGGAAAAGTGCAACAGTTCTGTTGCTAGGTCTGTTGCCAACCCCCACTTACCTAAACTAGGCAGCTAATGCCATCTCTGGCGCATAATTGTCGTTTGCAATTATAAAAGTTGACCAATAACGCAGTCATCCGGTAAACTCCACTTCACTACAACACCTGTCGATCCTAGTTCAGCCCCATCAAAATAACACTGGTTCAGCGTGAGAGGTGTTGTTTTGAGTAACCCCTCGGCAATGCGCCTTGTTTCGTTTTATGCGCAATTACGAAACTTCCAGTGTTATTATGGTGGAGCTGTCGGGTACCGCCCCCGAGTCCAGTATGCGTTCACGTTGCTTCAACGTTTACAAAGTATATTTATACAGTCTTTTTTTGATAATGTCAACTACTCTTTGCGATAAAATTATCTCATAATGGTTCCTGTCTACAGTGATATATTCCACATCATCACGACAGGTCATACTCCACCGTGTAACAATACCGTCATTACGACCAACTAACCAAGGAACATCTCCTTCTGTAGTTACAATCTGTGTCCAAGGACATGTAATCTTTGTGTCTTTTGCATCTTTGATAAAACTGCTTGATGTAGTAATATCCTTAAACAATTGATAACCAGGATTTAACATGCCACCCCAGGTTGCTATTTCACTACCCCCAAATGGAGTTGCTAAACTGATGCAACCTTTTGTAGCAGTCCCAAATTCTTTTTGTAAATGAACAGCATATATACCTCCCAAACTATGGCATATAAAATAAAACGGACCATCTTCATAATCCAATACGTCACACATTTTTTGCAAATTTTCTCGTGCTCTAGTATCTTTGTCATAGTTTAAGTATATGGGATCATCAGCACTAATGCTTTTTTGTATGTAGGCAAAACTTCTTTCACTGGCTGTAGCGCCATGAATATAAACAACTTTCATGCAACTATTTAACCTAAGGTATAAATACGTATATAATGAATTACCAAATAAGTTTAGTAGATTACAGACCAATACATACTAGTGATAACTTGTTATTGCTACTAAAGGATCATTGGTCTAATGGTGTTAACATGTATAGTCCTCAACATCAAGCAAATAGTAATTGCTATGTGTTTGCTACAAACGGACAACAAATTTCGCCAAATTACAGTGATATCAATCTAAGTCCAAACACAGTTTGGTTATACAACGATCCTTGGTGGGAATATCCTGCAGACGATTATAAAAGAGAAGATAGTAAAAGCCGTTTTGATTTTTTAGCAGAGTATGGTACATTTATGCGTTTGACTAGTTTTTGGAAATGGATGCACTTGTACAAAGACACGGACTTTGGTACAGAATATTACACAAGAAATAACAGTAGATTGTTTTTAAAATTATGTGTGCATGCAAATATTAAGTTGGAGCATTTCAAATGAAAATAGCATTGTGTCTATATGGACAATGGAGAGCCAGTGAGAACAATTTACCCAATCTTGCAGAATGGTTTAGAAAAACAAAACTAAAACAACATCAACCTGATGTATTCGCAAGTATAAAAAACTTCAATTCATTTGATAATACACCAGTAAGTTTGGAAGAAAGAGAACAATTTACAAAAGATCATACACTTCAAGAACCTTGGACTAAAGAACAAATAAAAGCAAAATTAAACAAGTACTTCGAAGTACACGGGTTGAGAATCCGAGATGAAGAGTTTGATGAAAAAACAATGAATGGAGTGAATCATTGTGGAATTGTATACAATACAATGGTCGACAGCATACAACTAAAACAGTTATATGAACTTGAAAACAACATGGTGTATGACCTAGTAATTTTAACCAGAGGAGATGTTAATCCAAAAGGTGGAATGTACAGTAGTTATCTTAAAAATTGGTTAGTTGATATTGGCATGCCAATATATCCAGACGGTGATTTAAAAGAAGATACTAGCAAAATGAAAAAAATATTAGATGATTTTGGATACAGTTTATGGTTAGATAAAGTCAAACTCAATCAACAAGACGAAGAACCTTGGTATCAATTTCATACCTGTTGGAGTGATTTATGGATCATGGGAAGTAGTTTAGCATTAGATGCTTTTGCCGGTACTGCAATGCAATTGATGAGCAGTGATCAAAATCCTAATCGAATAGCTAGACATTTTGATAGTCATTACAGTTTAGACTTAATAAGAAAACAAAGTGGACTGATATTCAATCCTATACAAAAAGTACCAGACATGGTGCATGATGGAGGAAGTACGATGGATAGACTAGCGCCAGAAGTAGTAAGATAATTGGAGAGGGTGACTGGATTCGAACCAGCATAACACGGATTTGCAATCCGTTCCGTAACCATTCCGGACACACCCTCTTGGCATCGGTGCAGGGAGTCGAACCCCAGCTTTCAGTTTTGGAGACTGACGTGCTACCGTAACACTTCACCGACAAAAAAAGCCCCCAACATTTCTGCTGAGGGCTGTGTTCAATTATAACTTTTCTTCAAGTCACACTAGAACATGCCCTCCTTGGAGCACCAGTTGCAATTCAATGTTCTAATTGTGTGTGACATACTTGTTACCTTTTTCATTATGTGTGTACTATAAAGTATTTATGAATCTGTGTCAACCTAAAAATTCAATAAACCTGCTGTTTTTTCTGCGGCACTTTTTTCTATAGCTTGTTGCCATTGCAGTACTGTATCTATATCCCACATCAATGATGAACTGTATTTTACATTCCCCCACATAGTTTTACCTTGTGTTCTACTGCCAAGCATTTCGCTTTCTAGTTGTCCAGCACCCCAAGCACTGTGTCCTACTATTATTCTCCACTTTTTTGGAAATTGGTCAGCATTAAACATTTCGATCATTTGTTTATCTCTGGTGACACATAGCTCTGTGTTTATTTGTTGTGTACTGTGTATAACAATATCAGGTGTGTGTAATATAAACACACTGTTTACATCTACAGGCCCTCCGTAGTAGATAGGAAGTTGTCCGGCGAGTTTCATACCCACACGTAATTTTTGTGCAATACGGGATTCTAGTTCTTTGTTAACTATCCAGCCTCTAGCACCATCTCCGTTGTGTGTATCCATGTACACTAAACTTTTGTAAAAGTTTCCGTCGCCCATACCTGACGAACTATATATGAAAGAGCCTTCATAATTCATTGGGGGGTTTCACCTTTTCCAAAATCAATATCAAAATCTATTAATCCATGCTGTATGTCATGAGCAAGAGCTCGTATATCATCATACAATGCTTTACACTGTATACGATCATAAGTTCCTTGCACACGATAGCGTTCTCTGTGAAGCTCTAGTGCTTTTTCATGTAACACTTGTGCTTTTTGGTAAAATTGTTCTACACTGTGACTCATATTTTTCCTTCAAACTTTTGTTCCATTGTACACGTATTTAACTAGTTTGTCAATAAATACATTTGCGGAGAGAAGACATGGACGGAGAAATAATGAATGCCTCTCAGGTAGGCTTAGAAATCACCAACTTGTTAATGCCTTTTATTAGTGCATTGATGTTATTAGTTATCACTTTATGGTTTAAAGACTTTGCTACAAAAATAGCAAAGGGTATGGCTTTTAAAATGAACAGAGCGTTCAATGAAGGCGATAGTGTAATACTTGATGGTAACGAAGCACTTATAGTTAAAATAGGACTTAGCGAAACTGTATTTGGTGTATACAGCGACAGAGGCTATACATGGCGTTACGTACCTAACGAACGCATTCCTACATTAAAACTTGAAAAAGTTATAAACAAAGATCTCCATTTAGATACCGAAGCTGAGAAAGCGGCTAAGCTGCAAACAATGATTGATAAAGTTCAAGACGATAAAATCAGCAAAAATTCAAATGCTATTGAGGAGATCAAAAATGGCTCTAACAAATAATTTTAGTTACGCAAACGCACTAGAATGTGCAAACCTTAGTAATCTTGCATACCAAGAAGAAAAAGCATTTAAAAAAGCGGCCTCTGCTATGGGATATAAGAATATCAAATATTTTAATGTTGATGGTGCCCAAGCATATGGTATGGCTCAAGGAGATTACATTGTGTTAGCGTTTAGGGGCACGGAACCTACACAATTTAACGATATAAAAGCTGATTTGAATGCAATGCACGTACACAACGAACTTGGTGCTGGCAGAGTACACAGAGGCTTTAAAAAAGAAGTTGATGATATCTGGGATCAAATTGAAGATTGGATTAGTAAACGTAATTGGAAACAAGCATATACCTGTGGTCACAGTTTAGGTGGTGCTATGAGTACCATTGCATGTAGTAGATTACCCAAAGGTACTATCTGTTATAATTTTGGAAGTCCTCGTGTTGGCACTCCAGGATGGGTACGTGAATTCAACAAAGACTTTACACTGTACAGATTTGTAAACAACAATGATATTGTGCCAAGAGTACCGTTTGCAATCATGTACTATAAACATGCTGGGCAACTACACTATATCAATACATATGGAAACATACGAAATGCTACTGCCTGGCAAAGATTCAAAGACAGGTTTAGAGGCTACCGTGCAGCATTTAGAAAACGTGAATGGTTTGATAGCATTTATGATCATAGTATGCCAGGATATGTAGAGCGCATTGCAAAACAAAAAGATCCAGTAGTGATGTAATTACCCGCTAACGTAGTCTTTGTTTTTCGGACGATAAAAGTTTTTTTGGTTATGTATTTTACCCAACACTTCTTGTATTTCATTCATCTCTTGTCTAAGTTGAGGTGATGTTTCACCTTGTGCAATAGCAAGTCCTCTGCGTCCTGCTTTTGCTCTAAGTGCATGTTCTATTATTTCTATGTCTCTGATTGATAACTTAAACTGAAGATTGGGTTTCATTTAACACTTCCTTGGTAATTCTATTAGCTGGCATGCAAGCTACATTTACTATAGTATCGTTAAACCCTGCTACGTCAATTACTTCTATCGCAAGTCTATCACTGTTAGCAGGATTGTTTATATATTGCAAACACTCGTTTTGCGTTTCAAACTTTAGACTTTTGATTGCAAATGGATCTGCTTCCATCATTGCAAATACTATTAACCACTTCATGTTCTGTTTCCTCTCAGTGCAAAAAACAACCCACCTACCCATAAAAATACATGGAAGTTGTCATACAGTATTACGTCCCAGAAGCTGTCAGGTTGACCAACCCAAATAACACCTGTCATGATACTGCATATAGTTATGCCTGAAAAGCGGGTGATCAAATCTTGTAATTCTTTTAATGCTTTCCAAATAACTGCACCGCCTACTAACAAGCCAATGCCAGCACCTATCTCCCCAAAAACAACAAATGACCATACCAACAAAGGTAGGTCAAATGCTGATGCGTCATCGACGCTGATGGGCCACTTGCTAAAGCCTTGCTGTAAAAATACTATAGCAAGTGGTACACGTATAAGCCAATGACTCATACAAAATTCAGGAATCTTGTTAACTATACTTTTATAGTTCACTCAATAGTTCCTTTAGTTTCTTTTTGCTTTTGCCCATTGCTTTTGCTTTGGCAATAGCGTCTTTGTTGCTAGTGTCTTCACCTACAACAACAAGTGCAATCATACCCATGCTTTTGTGTGGTGTACATTGATACATGTAAATGCCTGGTGTATCAAATGTAATAGCAACTTCTTTGTTGTTTTTTGATTTCTTTGGTATGTCCCAACCTTCTGGACCTGCTACAAATTCTACGTTGTGTCCTTTACTAGTTGGTACCCAAGTGATTGTGTCGCCTACATCAATACGTGCAATATCTTCACTGTATACCATCTTAGCGCCATCGTCACGCTTGTTCAACATTTCAATAGTTGTGTCTTCTGCAAATGCAGGTACTACAAACAATGCTATAAACATAGCAAATAGTAATGCAGGATATATCAATCCGGTTGTAAGTGTATTAAGTTTCATTTTTTGTCCTTTATGTTTAAGTTCATTGGAGCGTATTGTTCTCCATTATAGCCTGATCCCGTTTTCCCCTTGCCTGTTTCGACGCCGCTGTTACATCCAACAACGACAACTAATAAAAAGAATATACTATACATAGTTACTCTTTTGGTCCACATTATAAATGCATCAAATGTGCGTTCGGCTTCCGCTTGTGCGCTTTCTCTGGGTGTCATTCGTCTATCCCAAAGCAAGGCAGTATAGGTGTCATTTTACAGTAACGTGCATAATCATCATGTCCAACACTAGCATACGTCATGCCCATTGGAACAAATATAATAAAAGCACTTACAATTAAAAATGCCCATCCTAGTCCTTTAGTAGTGCAATAATTTTCGCTCATTCAGAGTCCTCCTATGCAATACTATATAGTGGGCTAGGAGGGAAAATCAAGCCCACTATTGAGTTTTCTTGTGCGTTAAAGTGTAGCACTATTTTCCATTAATGATATCAAGTTCTTCTTCAGTGTAGGGCCACATTATAGAACACCTCCCCAAAACAATCCGTTGAGTATCATCATTGCTACAAGTATTGACATCATCAGTGAAAATGCAAATGCACCATGTAGAAAGTTTTTCCAATTAAAGTGCATTGTTTTTCTCTTTGATTTCTTTTAATTCCATCATCAATGCGTGTGCTTCTTTGTAGTAACCTTGACGTGCAAGTTCACTTGCCGCTCTGGATCTTCCTGCTGTTTCAGTAAAAGCGATTATTGCCGCCATCACTCCAATTAGTAGTGTACGTACCTGAGCACATGCCTTGCATGTAATATCCCATGTTGTTGCTGTAATTGCTGTCATTATACCCATCCTCTCAAGTTCATATTTGTTTCTGCCTGTGCCTTTACCATATCATATGATTGTGCCGCGATGCTTCTTATTTCACTTCGACTGATGCCTAAGTCATGTAAATCTCTATCATTTAAGCCTGATAGTTCTGCTATTGTTTGACGTTCTAATCTACGTGCTTGTAAGTAATGCTGAAAGCGTCTTACCATGTTTGATAATCCGTCAAGATGTAGCCATGTTGTAGCCGTTAAAATTGCCTGTGTCATTATTGTGTCACTCCTTTTACTGTGTATGAGGGAGGTGTCTTTCCACCAGTCATTAGCATATAGTTGTACGCCCACTGCCAATCGTTTGCGTATTCTGTTTTAGCCCATGTCAGCATATCACGCTCGTTTAGACCACGACGCCCAAACATGCTCACAAGACTATTGTATAGCTTCTTTGCCATATCGAGTCTCCTATTAAGTTTTTCAGATGCTTGAGGGAAGCAATACCCCGGTCTCTTCCGGCGTCACCACGATACCTATTTTTCAGTACCACTTGTAAGGCATGGGATATGCCCTAGTCTTTCCTAGTGCCACTCATTTTTTCTGAGCTGAGGTCGCTCTTGTTAACACGTTTATTTATAAAATAGGACAGCTATTCTGTACTATTTAGGTGCCGCTTTTATTGCAGACACGTAATGCAATTACTGCATACCTATATTATATAGTGTCTAAATTTTAAAATTCAAGGGGTAAATGTAATTTTTTATGTGCGTTAATTTTACACACCCATTGCATTTACTGTGATTTGTGCAAACTGTTCTCTTGGAGCACTTTTACTTGGAATGATACTTACAGCAAAGCTACCTAAGTGTCCTGCTTGCTTCATTTTAATAATATCATCACCTGTACGTCCTAGTCCAGTTTTACCTCTTGTAAAACTAACCAACAAATAAGCGTCAAAGTTATCTCTAGCTTTGTACCATTCAAAGTTTTGTTTTACAAAATTGTTTTCAATTTCTTCTCTGTTCTCACTACCAAATGCATTTGCCATAGCACCGCCATATTGGTCACCAAAGTTTGGCTTGAATATATCCATTGCAATTTGTTTGCGTAGTTTAACATTATTAGCATCACTGGTTGGCAGTTCTGCATTCATTGCATCAATAAAAGGACCAATGCCTACTGTTCCGCCTGCTTTTGCTTGAATGCTTGCAACCAAGTTTGGCAAATACTGTTCGTATTTTAACAACGTATTCATTTGATTCTCTTGGCTTGCACCGCCGTGTCCTAAACGTCCACCACTGCCTTTTGAACCCATTGCCGCTTTTACTTCAACTTTACCAATGCCATCAATCTCAGTGTCACCTTCTCCTTGTGCAAGTCTAATTTTGTTGCTTAACATTGCAAGCGCAAACTCACCTGGACCTTTTTGCTTCTCACCAACGCCATAACCTTTTAGTGCATGAAATGCTTTGATAGCAACAGGGTCGCCTTCAAATACAGCATTAAAACTGTTAACTGGTTTAGCAAGTTCTGAGATGTTAATAGCGCCACCGCCTTCTAATTTCTTTAAGAAACTATTCATTGCAGTATAGTCACTGTCTAATCTACTGATAATTTCTGCTACGTTACGTCTATGAACTTCAAGTGTTTGAGGATTCATATATTCATCAGCAGTTGTTGTTGCAAAGGCACTTTCAATTTTACTATTGAAGTCACTGCTATTGAGTAGCTTCCAAATACGATCCAACATAGCGGCTTGTGTTTCATCGCCAGCGTCTAACCCACTGATAGTGCGGATAATGTTTTCTTTCTCTTTGGAAAGGTCATCGTATTCTTTTATGAATTGTACTGCTCTCATGCAATTATTTATCAGTTACCAGTGGTAGAGCTTTCATAAGTTTTGTTGAACTGATTGTGTACTCTAATAAAAGTTGTACACTTTGCCAGTTGTTTGAGTTTCATAGCACCTACATAGGTTAGGGTACTGCGTACACCACCAAGTATATCTTGCAGTGTTACAATCACAGGACCTCTGTATGGTACAAGTACTGTACGTCCTTCACTGCTACGATAATCTTTGAGTCCATCAAAATGTTTATCATTGGCAGTTTTACTGCTCATGCCATAGAACTGTACAAACTTTTTCTTTTCAACAACAGGTGTATATGGTTGATCAACATTACCAAAAGCAATATCATCTTCAATTTGTTTTTGCATAACTGGATCCATACCAGGAGGAAATTTTTTCTTTACCCGTTCTTTGGTTTCATATACTTTTTCAATAATTTCTCCACCACCTTCGTCATGTCCTGCTAGCATTCCGCCAAGCATTACAAAATCGGCGCCCCCAGCAAAAGCCTTAGCCACATCACCAGGACAGGTACAGCCACCATCAGCAATAATATGTCCTCCGAGTCCATGTGCCGCATCGGCGCACTCAATAACCGCGCTAAGTTGGGGATAGCCCACCCCAGTCTGTATGCGAGTCGTACAAACCGACCCTGGTCCGATTCCGACTTTGACGATATCTGCTCCATTTAATATTAACTCCTGTGTTTGGTCCGCAGTAACTACGTTACCTGCAATAATTACAATATTAGGATACAGTGTTCTAAATTCTTTGACGTATTCTATAAAACGCTGACTGTATCCATTGGCAACATCAATACAAACATATTTTAAATTATCGCCGACTTGCTCATACACATCTCTAAACTTTTGGTGATCATCATCTTTGATGCCAATACTCATAGCAACATTTTGTGTACGAAATGGTAAATCTCTATCAAAATACTCTACTAGTTCATTTACACTGTATGTTTTAACAAGACAGGTAAACACTTTAAACTCTGCTAGCCTGTCAGCCATTTCAAATGTACCAACGCCATCCATGTTGCTAGCCATAATTGGAATGCCCTCATAATGATATTCAGCATTTTCATCATTAGCATAATTCACGAAATCAAATTTGCGTTCCATGCGTACTTCTTTGCGTGAGCCCAATGTGCTACGCTTTGGTCGGATCAAGACATCGCTGTAATCCAACTTTACTTCATCTTCGATTCTCATTTAACCCTCTTCTACGTTTACAGTAAGTGAATAACCAGCACTGCGACTAATCATAGTACATTCAATTGCTTTTTGTTCAGCAATCTCATAATAGTATATGCCAGCGATTCCTTTGCCTTCGTTGTGAACTTTTGTTGTAATCTCTTCTGCTTTTTCTTGTGAATGTTGAAAAACCTTTTTGAGCAACTCGATTACAAATTCCATTGGAGTAGTGTCGTCATTATGAAGCACGACCTTAAATTTATTGGGCCGTGGGATAATGATGCTTGTATCAGATACAATTTTTTCTTTTGTTGCTTCCATGCTAATATTTATCGGTAAATGTGGGAGGATTTCTCCTCCCACTTTATATTATTTGATTTCAATTGTTCTAGGTTTCTTCTCTTCAGGAATAATACGCTCTAGTTCAACATAAAGCATACCATTTTCCATTCTTGATCCATTTACAACTACGTCATCGCTCAGTGTAAAGTTACGCTTGAACTTACGCTGACTGATGCCTTTGTGTAGCCACTCCCAACCCTTTGGCTCTACTTCGCCTTCTGGATTGTGTTCAATTGTAAGCACACCTTCTGCTACAGTAATTTCCAAATCTTCTTTGGCAATACCTGCTAGTGCGATTTCAATTTGAAACTTGTCGCCATCACGTACTATATTGTAAGGAGGATAACCTGTGCTATTGGTGTTGTGTTCTACGTATCTAAACATGTCGTCAAATACTTTATCAAAACCAACTGCATAAGGTGTAAGTTTATTAAGATCTAATGTTGTTAATCTGTTCATCATAACCGCTCCCTTATACTTTCACTGCATTTGTATATGCAGTTGTCAATGATTCAGTTGCAGTCGCACAACTTTTTACAAAGTTAGTGTTTGCTTCAGCCATAGCTTTAGCAGGCTTAGTAAACTGCTCACTTGGATCGATTGTGTTTAGGAAGGTTTTTGTTTGTGTGTGGATTGTATCCACAAGGTTATTAAAATATTCTGCTTTCATAATTTTCTCCTTTTTCAAGCAAGATAATTTTCGTAGACCCTATTGGCATCTACATGTTTATTTATTATCTAGGGACTAACCGTGGTCCCTAACGAGCTTATTGAGTAGCTACCCTATTCTTTTATATCGTTTCCCAATGTCTTTTCGGGTTTGTTTGTCATAGTGTGTGTCTCTTATCATACACCTATAATTCTTATCTAGGTGTTCTCCTTTCTTGTTACAGTTCAGAGAACCTTGTTAAGTGAGTAGGGAGGACTTTGGGTTCACCTCCAACCAGGTCGACCGAGATACCATTCTCAAAATCCCCTGGAACTTACTTCCGTCCGGTAGGACGATGTGATTCTCGGTCGCTAAACTTCGAACCTGGCTACCACGCCTAAGCAATCAAGTTATGCCTCTTGGTCAGACACGTTTCCTTGCACTACTCTAATAAAACCGTCGTTTTATTAATACTTAATATAATACTGGTTGAACCAAATGTCAACCCCTAATTCCAATTTTCTTTCATTTTTTCTTGTAATTTTAACCAACGCTTACGTGCCTGTGCTTTTTCACGTTTCTTCTTAGCACTTGGCTTTTCGTAATACTCATTTTTTCGCATGTCTTTTACCATGCCTTCAGCGTTCATCAACTTTTTGAGTCTACGCACTGCACGACCTACATCGTTATTGCGGACTTCAACGTATAATCCACGCTTTGTAATTTCGTCTTGTTTTCTCATTCTTTCCTCGTTAATACGCCAATCAAGCGATTGCCATTTAAACTAGGTTTGCTGTCCCAGTCTGTGTTTTCGATACTTTGTAGTATTTTGTCCATCAGTTCAAAACCTACTTGTTTGTTGGCATTTTCTCTGCCTTTGTATCTGATAATACATTTTACCTTATTACCTTTACTTAAAAACCTTTCTATGTTTCTAAGTTTTGTATCAAAGTCATTAGTGTCTATATTTAACCTAAATTGCATTTCTTTGATAACAATTTTATTTTCACGTTGCCTTTTTGCAGCTTCTTTCTCTTTTTTCTTCTGTTCGTAAAAGTATTTGCTTGCTTGTAAAATTTTAGCAACAGGTGGATCTGCTTTTTCATTTATTAAAACAACATCCATTTCTCTTCTAGTACTGACATTGATAGCTTGATCCAATGTCATAATACCAAGTTGTCCGTTATCGTCTATTATCCGCAATGTCTTAAAAGGAATATTGCGATTGACCATTTTAACTTCTTTCTTTTCTCTAAATGGTCTTCTCATATTTTTGCCGTGTTTAAGCAGTAATCTGCATAATCTTTTATGCTTTCCATAATTGTGTATTCTCCACTACAGTTTAAAAGTTTAAGTATATGTTTTTTCTTGTTTCCAATAAAAACTTTATTGACAGGATTTAGCATGCTTAAGACTAAACCAATATCGTCAAGATAATCTAAGTCTACATAAGTTGTATCGCTAAAATTTATCATGCTCAATAACCAGGCACTGTTTGAATCTGTAATTTTTCCACCTGGATGATATATAGTAACACTGACTGTATTGAATAATGTTTCATAAAGTTTTTCAATGTCAGCAACAAAATTTTCATCTGAGCTTAACACTGTGACAATTGGTCCATTGTCCGGCAACATCATGTCTGGAGGTGTTACTGTATAAATTGCATTTTCCCTCATGGGGTTTATATTAGTCCTTTTTGGTTTTAATGGTTACACTTTTAATAGACTTACCTGTACCAGCGAGTCTTCCATCTGGCGAATACAACTTCATGTTACGCCTCTGACTTAATTCTTGTGGAGTTAACTCACTGTCATCTCTATTATCAGTATAAGGATCGTATGGTGTTTTGTCAACCTCTTTTTCAAGTTCTTGTTTGACTTCTTCTAATACTTCCGGATCTGCTTTTGATATCATTTCTTCAAGCGGATCTTCTAAGCCACTACCACCAGCGGCTGTATCTTCCCATTTGATTTCTTCCTTGGGTTTGGTAAATTCTAAATCAATTGATTCTTGTTCTACATCTTCAAATGTTTGTTCTTCCATTGCCTCTTGCATTTGTTCATCTGGTGTTGGCTCTGGATCAGTTGGCTCTGGGTCAGGCTCTGCTAATACCTTAGGTTTCCTTTTTCTATTCCATTCAAATGTGTATTGACTTGCAATTAGTAGTAGAACTGCCAGTGGATCAAAAACAAATATAATTGTTATGATAACCCAACGTACTGCTTCTTCTAGTACATCTCTATCTGCTTCTTCATATATAAATTCTGCAATGTATTTGATAGGTCCTACTTCAGCTTCTAGTTTTCTATATTCAGCTTCTAGTGCATACTTTTCTTCTGTGAGTTTATCAATTTCTATATTAGCAGATTTAATTTTTTCATTCTGTTCATCTATAATTGCATCAACATCAGCACCGCCATCAACTCTAATTTTTTCTCTTAACTGTTGAATTAGCAACTGACTTGCATTTACTTGATCATCTGCACTTTTTCGTATCCTAGCAATCTCATCTCTGGCTGTTGCAATTATTGGTGATTCTGTTGCTCTAACATCATCAATTTTAGCAAGCATCTGCATTTCTCTGTCTTTGAGTGCAGGTATTTGTTTGTCTCTGATGTCTTTAACAACACCACTTAATCTTGTTCTTTCTTCATCTACTGTGCTTTTTGCTTCAGCTCTTAACTGACTTACTTGATCGTTAATGCCATTTATAACTATTTTTTGTTGTTCAATCCATGCATTAGCCGCTGCCCTTGTTCTTGGACCAACACTACCATCTGCAACACTACCAATTGTAGTTTGTGCTTGTTTGATTTGTTCACGTTCTCCACTAGCAATTTGTCCTTCAACTTTGACTATAGTTGCTTGTATATTTGCAATTTGATCTAACAACGGCTGAACTGCACTGTTGTCTACACGAAGACCAGCTATTTTTTCTTCGTATTCTTTGGCACTGGTTTCTAATCTAACTATCTCATCTTTAATATTGTTGAGTTGGTCTTCGTATGGTTTGGTTCTGTCAGCATCTGCACCTCTTGCATCTGCAATAATTTTTTGTTGTTCATCTATAGCAGGTTGTATTCTTGTGTAGGCATTGTCAATGCGCTGTTGTTCTTTTTCAATTTGTGCTTGGATTTCGTCGTTTCTACTACCAGTACTGCTTTCTGCCTTTGTAATTTTTTCTTCAGCACGAGTAATAATGCTATCAAATCTTGCAAGTTCACTTTCTATTCTTTGTACTTGTTCTACACTTTCAAGACTAGCACTGGTTTGTTCAATGTGTGCTTTACTAAGGAAACCAAATATACCCATGCTTGTAATAAACATCAGTACTACAACTGCTATACTTAGATAGCTTTTAAGCCACCAAGTTGCTTGTTTCCAATATCTATGCAACCATACTGCGGTTACAAGTTTACCTATCTCCAATGCACCACCCATAATCATAATAGGCAATGCGGCAGCGGCAAAAATAGCCACAAGACCAGCAATGCTATAGTAAATTGCTACTGCTGAAATTGACAAGGCTGTTATAAAAACTAATAATCCTAGAAACATTTATTCTCCAAACTTTTCGGCAAATCCATCATCAATAAGTCTTTGATTGACGCTGATTTTGCTACCCGTTGAATCAATTGTATACAGTTGACCCATAATACGTCCAGCTTTACCTCTTTTGTTTACAATAGTTTCACAAATAAATTCATTACCCAAATATTCGGTAAGTTTATTTTTACTTGTTAGAGCACTGTTTCTATCTTCTTCATAGTTACTGCGAATATCTTTCACATTCACACCAAATAATTTAATTCTCTGTCTAATGGTGACATTAAAGCCCAAGTCAATGATTGCATCGACTGTGTTGCCATCTATCACTCTAATTGTGTTGC